CTCAAGCTCGAGAGATTCTTGGTCGTGTTCAAATGTCATATGAAAACTTGCCTGCGTTCCTAAAGCAGGGTGTTCTTTCATACAACAAAGGATCTATGGAGTTTTCAAACAACACAGTCATATTCTGTGCTGCATCTAGTTCTAGTTCCATCCGAGGAAAATCTATCTCCCTGCTCTATATTGACGAGGCGGCGTTCCTTAGAAATGATATGGAGTTCTTTGAATCAACTTATCCCACAATTTCGTCTGGTAAGAACACTAAGGTAATTATTACTTCTACACCTAATGGTGCTAGGGGGCTGTTCCATAAGCTATGGATGGAATCTGTTAACAAGGTTAACATGTTTGTTAATCATGCTGTGCCGTGGAACCTGGTTCCTGGCAGGGATGAAGCATGGCGACTAGAACAGATTGCTAACACTTCTATTGAACAGTTCAACCAAGAACACGGACTCAACTTCCGTGGTAGTCAGAACAGCTTACTGTCTGCGCACGTATTGGATGCACTTGTCCAGATGAGACCAGTAGAGGCTTATAATGATCTCAAGATTTATGCTCTACCAGAGGAAGGAAGAAAGTATCTAACTGTATGCGATACATCTCGTGGTCTTGGTAATGATTATTCTGCTGCTGTGACGTTTGACATCACGGACATTCCATATAAGGTAGTATCAACCTATAGAAACAACAGGCTTTCTCCTATGTTGTTCCCTCAGGTGATTAGATCTATTGCTGACAGATACAACAGTGCATTTATCTTAGTTGAAATCAATGACATTGGCGAACAAGTAGCGTCAATTCTATATCATGATTTTGAGTATGAAAACCTACTTATGTGCTTTACGGAAAAGAATAAGCAGACTATCGGCTACATAAAAGATGCGAGATTAGGAGTTAGAACAACCACAGCAGTTAAGTCTATTGGCTGTTCTAACGTTAAGACTATGATCGAATCAGACAAGTTGATTCTTAACGACAAAGACATTATTGAAGAGTTCGGTACATTCATCCCTAAAGGAAGGTCTTATGAAGCAGACTCAGGGGCACACGACGACTTAGCAATGTGCTGTGTATTGTTCTCATGGGCAATGAACCAGCAATACATGAAAGATGTTACTGATAAGGACGTTAACATGAACGTACTAGAGGATATGAGACTAAGAGAACAAATGGAAGACGTTATGGCTTTCGGTATCATTGACGACGGTATAGATGTGTTCAATCCCCATGCACTGGAAGATATTAAAGGCATGGGACTAAAGAGCGGTGGCATTTTATAACTGCTGTATTTATAAATAATTTAAAGATTAACCAATAAACCTTTATTTGAGGCACATTAAATGGCGAATTCACCAGGTGTATTTACTCAAGAAAAGGACCTAACATTCCAGATTCAAAGCATCACCTCTAATGCTGGTGCTTATGTAGGGATGTTCAGATGGGGTCCTGTAAATGAGATTGTTTCAATTACCACTAACGAGTCTGAGCTAGTTAAGCGATTCGGTCAACCTGATACTGCGACTACTGGGTTCTTTCATGCTGCTGCTAACTATCTAGCATATAGCGTACCACTGATGGTTGTGCGCGTTGCAGGTGATCTTGCAGTTAACTCTGTTAACTCTGGATCTATTGTTGCTAACCCTGCAATCAATAACATTGACGCATATGATGCAGCTGATCTAACTGGTATTGCTGTCCTTGGGCGTTATCCAGGAGACCTCGCAAACAATATCAAAGTTTCTATTGCCGACTCTACCGGCTTTTCTACTTGGGCTTATGCTTCTGAGTTTGACTATGCCCCAGGTACAGGTCAAATGAACGTAGTCGTAGTTGACGAAGATGGAGGCATTAGCGGTACTGCTGGCACTGTTCTCGAACGCTATTCACTAATGACTACTACTCCAGGTTCTAAGAAGACTGATGGTACCACTGCATACATTGTAGAGGCTATCCGCAATCAATCGCAGTACATCTTTATTGGTGATACTGATGAGATCGTGTTCACTACTGGCGTATTTGAAGAGTCTCTTGCTGGTGGTGTTGATGACAACGTCGTAGCTAACGGCGACTTCGATACTGCATGGGATCTGTTTAGTAACAAAGATGTTGTTGACTTTGTCCGTGCGTTTACATCGTTCAACCCGACTACTGCTGTTATTTCTGCTGTTGATAATGCTGATACCCGTCAAGACGTTATTGTCTTTAATGCTCCTCAGCTAAGTGACGTCTATAACAACGTTAACCAAGTAGAAAACGTTAAGACTTATTTTGAAACTACCATCAACAAGCCGTCCAGCTATGCGTTTAACGTAGATAACTGGAAGATGGTCTACGACAAGTATAACGACAACAATATTTGGATCCCATGTGATTCTGATGCTGCCGGCCTGCATGCTCGCGTGTTTGTTCAGAATGAGCCATGGTTTAGCCCAGCTGGTTTGAATCGTGGTCAACTGAAGAACGTTATCAAGCTAGCATGGAATCCTAACCAAGCTCAGCGCGATGTATTGTACCCTGCTTCGATCAATAGCATTGTTGCGTTCAAGGGTGAAGGCACTGTTCTGTTTGGGGATAAAACTGCTCTACGGGCACCGAGTGCATTTAGTCGTATCAACGTTCGTTCTCTGTTTATTGTAATTAAGAAGGCGATTGCCTCTGCTGCACGATATCAGTTGTTTGAACTTAACGACTTCTTTACCCAGACTCTGTTCCGTACTGCTTCTGATCGTTATCTAGATGATGTTAAAGGGCGTCGTGGCATTATCGACAAGCGCGTAGTCTGCGACAGCACTAACAACACACCACAGGTAATTGATAGTAACGGCTTTGTTGGCGACATTTATGTTAAGCCTAGCAAGTCTATTAACTTCATCCAACTTAACTTTACTGCAGTAGCTACGGGGGTATCCTTCGAGGAAATCGAAGGAGCTTAATACTAATGATTATTAGTGAAGACATACAAGTTAATATAACCAATAGAAACATCACCAAATACAGATCTGTATTTGGTGATGGGGTTAATTTAGGTGCACAGAACTTCAACTCTATTGAGTTATACTCAAACATGCTTTGTACAAATTACAATGGAATATGCGACCATTGTTCAGAGAATTATAAAGTAATTATCAAAGATAAAAGAAACCCCGATCGGTTTACTTCTTTATGTGGAAGATGCAGATCGAATATAGCAAATGAAAAGATGAAAGCTACTCTTAAGACTGATGCATATAAAGAGAAGAAATCAAAGAAGTTAAAATGGTTATATGCAAACGATGAAGTATTTTTAGCTGCCCAATTGAAAGCCAGAGAATCGAGAAAGAACGGCTACTGCAAAACTGAACGAGCGCGGCAAGTTTCTATAAAAAATTTAACTTGGAAGTATGGGGCATCCCATCACAATTACAATCCAAATAAAGTTAAATATAAAGAGTATATGAGCAAGGTTAAGTCATATGAAAGAGACTGTGTATTAAATCTTATTGATAACTACAACTCAGAACTTAGGGGGTTATGTGGTGTTGATGGTGCATATCAGCTAGATCATATTGTTTCGATTAAGTATGGATTTATCAATAACATAGATCCTTACATAATAGGACATTATTGTAATTTGCAATTTATTCCCTGGCAAGATAACAGATCTAAATCGTCTTCTTCAACAGAAGAAGATTTAAAAACTTTAACACAAGCAATTATTAAGTTTGATAGCATAATTGCAATAGATTGAAAAGAGGTTTAAAACATGTCTATTTCACAATTTAAAGCAGCGTTGCGCGGGGGCGGGGCTCGGTCTAACAGATTTGAAGTCCTAGTATCATTCCCGGCTTACGCTGGTACAGCAGAAGACATCAGAAAGACTCCGTTCTTGTGTATGTCTACTCAACTTCCAGGGTCAACTCTAGGTGTAATTGAGCAGCCATTCCGTGGACGTCAGCTGAAGCTACCGGGTGATCGAGTATTCGATGAGATTGAACTAACATTCGTTAACGATACCGACTTTGCACTACGAAATGCTTTCGAGCGTTGGCATAATGCTATCAACGCATATAACTCTAACACAGGGTTTTCTGCGCCTGATGATACTATGTCTAGTGTAACTCTGTATCAACTTGATAACCAAGATAACCGGATCAAAGAATATACCCTGTTGATGGCATGGCCGACTGTTGTTGCTCCGATCGAAGTTGGACAAGATCAGAACAATCAAATTGAACAGTTTGCTGTTACATTCGCATACTCGGATATTCAAAACGGGTCAAACACCTAATGCTAAATAGTTAGGCGGAACTTGTTTTCCGCCTAACTTAAAGGTGGGTCTATATGGAATTATTTGGGTTTTTACGAAAAAGAGACTTGGGGGATAGTTACAACCAAGATGCTCTTAAGAATCAGATCGCTACTGATAATAGTGACGGTGCCACTACGATTGAAGGTTATTTCAATAACTTCATCTTAAACTTTGACTGGACAGCTAACAACCAAGCTGAACTAATTGACAAGTATAGAGAGATTGCTAACTACAACGAAGTAGATTCTGCAATTCAAGATATTGTTAATGAGATGGTATCCTTTGCTGAGGACGAGGAGCCGATCAAGCTGAACTTAGATGATACTGAACTATCAGATAACATCAAGAGCAAAATACAAGAAAGTTGGGACAAGATTACTTACCTCCTAGACTTAAAGAATTCTATCCACCAGCGTAGCAGAAACTTCTACGTTGATGGTCGATTAGCTTATCAAAAAGTAATCGACAAAAACAAGATGTCATCTGGCCTGCAAGACATCATCGAACTAGATACAAAGTATGTAACTAAAGTTCGTAATGTTGTCACAGACGAACAAACTAAGACTATTAAAAGCATAGATGAGCACTTCATCTACAATGAATACAACCCGTTAACCGAGAAGACTAATAAGGTAAACACTGCAACTAAAGCAACTAAGGAAGCATTGAAGCTACCTAAAGAGTCTTTAGTATATGTTACTTCTGGTCTAATTGATCCTAAGACAGGATTTGCTATTAGCTGGTTAAACAAGGCTATTAAACCAGCTAACCAGTTGCGTATGATGGAAAATGCTCTTGTTATCTATCGTGTTACGCGAGCTCCAGAACGCCGAGTATTCTACATTGATGTTGGTAACCTTCCTAAGGGTAAAGGTCAAGAATACCTTAATAACCTGAAGAACAGTTATAAGAACAAGATGTCATTTGATCCTACTACTGGTGATTTCAAAGACAATAGACATCTTCAAACTATGCAAGAAGATTATTGGTTGCCTCGTAGCTCTTCCGGCAAAGGAACAGAAGTATCTACCCTTAGTGGCGGCGCTAACCTAGGCGATATCGAAGACGTCACCTACTTCTTGAAGAGACTATACAAATCGCTGAATATTCCTATCTCGCGTCTTGAGTCGGATTCAAACGTTATGTTTGGTCGAACCCAGGAAATTAACCGAGATGAGTTGAAGTTCTCTAAGTTTGTTTCATCAATTCGTAAACGCTTTAACTTGATGTTCTTGGATCTACTAAGAACTGAGCTTGTTCTTACTAAGGTGATTACAGCAGCAGAATGGAAAGAGATTGAGCATAGTATTAAGTTTATCTATGCACAAGACTTGTACTTAGAAGAACGTAAAGCATTTGAAATGATGCGGGATCGACTGGATCTTGCAAACGAGTTCAAAGAATATGTTGGCCGGTATGTGTCTAATAAGTACATCCGAGCAAACATCCTTCAGCAGACTGATGAAGAACAGGCTGAAATGGATAAGGAAATCGCAGAAGAAAAAACAATGGAACAATACAACCCGATCGACGATCAACAAAACTTTTAAAAGGTAGGTAATATGTCCACTGTAGCAGAAACATTTATCGGTTTGCTGAAGGAAGGAAAAGTTCTAGACGCAATCGAAGCAGTCAAAGCAGATCTAAACGAAAAATCTAAAACTGTTGTTGAAAACTCAGTTAGTGAAGTTGCTGTATCGGAGTTTGGCTTCAAGATCCATGAAAAAGAAGACATGGATAAAGAAGACGAAGAAGATGATGATGATATGGATGATGAAGAAAAAGAAGAGAAAGACGAAGAAGACATGGAGTGAGAAATGACAGACACTCTAGACGAAGCAAAGATTATAACTAAGGTTAACTCAAAAGGCGAAAAGCGTAGACGAGTTAAGTGTAAGCCTGGTTATAAGCTAAACGATTCAGGAACTTCTTGTGTCCCGATTACAGGCGGGGAGAAGGCTGCTAAGCGCAGAGCTATCCGTAAGTCTATTAGAACCAAGAAGGCAAAAGGCAAAGGGTTTCAGATCCGTGTTAAACGCAAGCGGCTGAAGGCACTTAAACGCAGAAAGGCACTAGGACTGTAATATGGCTAAGTTACTTGTACAAGAGTCCTTTAATGTAGAAGTGCTACACGAGAACACTGCTTCTGGTAAAGCACTTTACATTGAAGGTATCTTTGCTCAATCCAATATTAAGAACCGCAATGGCAGAGTGTATCCCAAGGAAGTAATGGAGCAATCTGTTGATGCATACATCACTAACTATGTTTCTCAACGTAGAGCCTTAGGTGAACTTAATCATCCGGATCGCCCATTCGCTGATCCTAACGAAGCAGCAATCCTTATCGAGAGTCTTACATGGGACGGCGATAACGTGATTGGTAAAGCTCGTGTTATGGATACCCACAAAGGTAAAAACGTTGCTGCTCTACTTGAAGCAGGTTTTAACATGGGTGTTTCTACTCGTGGCCTTGGTTCGATCAATGAAGTTAACGGTACTAAGTATGTTCAGAACGACTTCTTAATGACTGCTGTTGACTGCGTAGATCAACCTTCTGCCCCTAATGCGTATGTTAGCTCTTTGTATGAATCTACATGGGTTAATAAGAACGGTGTTTGGTTGCCTGCTACTGAAGAGCGTATCAATGAAGAGACAGAGAAGTTTAATGATGAACTGTTCCTAGAACGATTTGAGCAGTTTGTCAAGAGTCTTCGCCGCAGTTGAAATTAAACGGTTATAAATATTTTAAAACATCTAACTAAGGTTATTACTAATGGAAAAGCTAAAAGAACTATTTGAAGGACAAGATCTTTCAAATGAGCTGAAAGATAAACTTTCCGAAATTATGGAAGCTGCTGTTGCTGCTCAAGTTGCCGAAGAGACTGAAGTCCTTCAAGCTAAGTTTGATGCAAAACTTGCTGAAGCTATTGCAGAGAAGACCGAAGAGCTTGAAGGTCAAGTTGAAACATACATTCAAGAGAATGTTGTAGGCGAGATTGACAAGTATCTGACTATGGCTACTAACGAATGGCTAACTGAAAACAAGGTTGCTATTGCAGATAATGCAAAAGTTAAACTTGCAGAGTCTTTCATGACTGGCATGGTTGGTCTTGCTAAAGAATACGCTGTAGATGTTCCAGAAGGTGCATTCACCCAGATTGCTGAAATGGAAGCGAAAGTATCTAAGCTGGAAGAGTCTCTGCTTGCTGCTAAACAAGCAAATGCTGAACTGGTTGAGGCTGCAACTCTTGCAACCAAAGAGTCGATTGTTCTTTCTGCTGCTAAGGATCTAACTGAATCCCAAAAGGAAAAGTTCTCTCCTGCTGCTATGAAGATTGAATACCGCAGTCAAGAGCAATACAGCGAAGCAGTTAAGAACCTGTTTGAATCTTACTTCCCTGTTAACGAAGATACGAAAGTAGAACTCGATAACGAGAAGGTTCAAGTTGTTGAGACTGAGCAAAACACATATCTGAATGGCCTAGCTGCACTGCTAGGTTAATTAGAATTTACATTGTTATAAATAATCTTAAAAGTAAGTTTTATTAACGGAGATACAAAAATGGCTGAACAGCTAACCGAACAACAAGTTATTGACAAACTTGTTCAAGATGAGAAGTTTCCTAAAATCAATAGCGACTACAAGCGCTATGTTACTGAGACTTCCCTTCGTAACCAAATTAGTTACCAGAAGAAGCTGAACGAAACTTCCGCTCCAACTAACCAAACTGGTGGCGTTTCTAACTTTGACCCGGTCCTGATTAAGATGGTCCGTCGCTCTATGCCTAATCTGGTAGCGTTTGACCTGATGGGTGTTCAGCCGATGACTGGTCCTACTGGTTCGATCTTTGCAATGCGTTCGCGCTACACCAACCAGACTGGCGCAGAAGCAATGTTCGATGAAGCTAATTCCGGCTTCAGTGGTACTGGTACCCAAGCTGGTGATACTTCAGGCTTTGCTGCTGATGCATTCGGTGTTGGTGATCCTGCTGCTGCTACCACTTACGGTACTGGTATGACTAAGGATGCTGCTGAGGTTCTTGGTTCCGAAGGCAACCCTGCTTGGGCAGAAATGGCATTTAGCATTGAGCGCGTAGACGTTTCCGCTAAGAGCCGTAAGCTGAAAGCTTCGTTCTCCCGTGAACTGCAATTTGACTTGCAGAACATTCACGGCCTGGACGCAGAAAGCGAACTAGCTACTATCCTGTCTCAGGAAATTGTTGCTGAAATTGACCGTGAATCCCTGCGTACTGTTAACGTTGCTGCTACCCTTGGTGCCCAAACTGCTGGTACTCCAGGTCGCTTCGACATTGCAGCTGATTCCGATGGTCGTTGGTTGGTTGAGCGTTTCAAAGGCCTGCTGTTCCAACTGGAACTGGAAGCTAACGCTGTAACTAAAGCTACTCGTCGTGGTCGGGCTAACCGCATTGTTTGCTCTAGCAACGTTGCTTCTGCACTGAACATGGCTGGCGTGCTAGATTACAACCCTGCTCTTGCTTCTAACCTAAACGTTGACGACGCTGGCCCTACTTTTGCTGGTGTACTGATGGGCAAATACCAAGTGTTCATTGACCCGTATGCTACCACTGACTATGTCACTGTTGGTTATCGTGGTGCTAATGCTTGGGATGCTGGTGTTTACTTCTGCCCATACCTGCCGCTGGAAATGTACCGTTCGCAAGGTGAAGATACCTTCAACCCGATTGTTGGTTTCGCAACCCGTTACGGTATCATTGCTAACCCGTTTGCTAGCCACACTGCTTCGGGTGCTAAGACTGGTCTTGGTCTTGGTCAAGGTGAGAACCCATATTTCCGTAAAATGGCAGTTGCTAACATCACTGGCGTGTAATGCGCTAAGTGGTTTTAGAAATATTAAAGGGTGCTTAGGCGCCCTTTTTTATTGAGCTAAATTAGCGTATAGTAGAAATTTTGCGAGGTCAGCATGACACCTAATGAAATCCGCCAGTGGGCATCAGAAAACACCTTCTATTCTAAGTACGGCAACCGTAAGTGGTGCGAAAAGCACGGACACATAGATCTACACGAATCGGTTATTACTCATACATCGTTCTTGAATGCAATATCTCCTACATTCGCTGTAAGATACCAATGCATTGTTTCTGGTATTACATCTTTACCCAAGTGCGATTGCGGAACTAACCTCAGACCATCTAATTCCCCAGATAGAATCTTTACTCAGTTTTGTTCTACTAAATGCGCTGCAAATAACAAAGAGCATATAAGCAAGCGAGATAAAACAAACCTAGAACGATACGGCAATAAGAATCCAGCTAAGTCGGAAATAATTAGGAATAAGATATCAGACTCATTAACTAAAGATGTACCGTTTGATGATATTGTGGAAGATGCTAAGAAGCACTATCACGATAGATTTATATACAAACTAGACGATAGGACTGTAGTAGTCACATGCAAAGAACACAATGAAGGTTTTACTCCTAGAATCCAAGATCTTAGAAATGGTAAAACTAATTGTCCTGTATGCAGGGCATCGATATTGTCTAAGAAATATATCATGACACATGATCAGTTTGTAGCAAACTTAAAGCTAGTTAAGGGTGATGATATAACTATAGTAGACGAGTATAAAGGATCTCATGTTGATGCTACATTCAAATGTTCTAAACATGGTGAGTTTGTTAAGAAGCCCTATCAGTTAATGCAGGATCAGAATTGTCCTTTGTGTTACTCTGGTACCAGCAAGAAAGAGGAAGAGATTGTTAACTTTGTTTCTTCGTTACTCGACTATACTCCGTTAACTAACTCACGAAGAATTCTTCCTAGTGGTAAAGAGATTGATATCTATTGCCAGCAACATAATCTAATGATTGAGTACAATGGGATCTACTGGCATTCAAACGAAGTATTGCAAAACAAGAACTACCATAAGAACAAAACTAAAGAAGCTCGTGAGCTAGGCTGTAACTTGTTTCATATATGGTCTACAGATTGGGATACCAAGCAAGACATTGTTAAGTCTATGATTAAGTCTAAACTAGGACTGTCTGAACGAGTGTATGCAAGAAAGTGTTCTATTGTAGAACTCACCTCATCTGAATACAGAGAGTTCATGGATAAAAATCACTTGCAGGGATCATGTAACGCGTCCGTTAGACTTGGGCTTGTATATGATGGCTCTGTAGTAGCGTCAATGAGCTTCTCTAAGCCTAGGTTCAGTACCAAATACGAGTACGAGTTAATCAGATATGCTAACGCCTTAGGAAGAACCGTTGTAGGGGCTGCTAGCCGCCTGTTCAAGCACTTTGTTACAAGCTATTCCCCTAAATCTGTAATAAGCTACTCAGATGCAAGTTATTCTAATGGTAACTTGTACAGTGTTATTGGGTTTACTAATACTGGTTGGTCTGCCCCTAACTATGTTTACACAAAAGACTTCATTAACATGGTGTCTAGGTATTCTGCACAGAAGCACAAGCTAGCATCATTCCTTAATGTGTTTGATCCTAACAAGTCAGAAGCAGAAAACATGGCAGCTAATAAATATTTTACTGTATACGACTGTGGTTCAGAATCCTGGGAATGGCATAATGTCTAATCAATTCAACGTTGCAAAATCAACAAACTTCTTGTTTACTATTTCAAGTAAGCCGGAAGTTTCATTAAAAGTGCAGTCTACTTCTCTAGGTGCGCTTAACTTAGGATCTGCCCCTTTTGCTACTACTAGAGCAGACCTTAATATCCCAGACAACAAACTAATCTTTGACCCGTTAACTATTCTT